GCCTCCTTTTGCATATTTTCGGAAGCATGTTTGATGTAGTACAGCATCCCTTCGGTTCTTCCGATTTCTCGACCGGTATTGAATGCGGCTTGCAGTTCTGGAGTGGAGTATTTACCCATTTCGGAGGGTTGGGCCGTCCTTTTGCCGTTACTATTGTTGGCGGCATTGGAATCCTTGGAATTGATAGACATATATAATAAAAAAAGGTATTCGTGCCTTTCCTGCTGTCTATCACATTCCAAGGGATGTTGTGGTCCCATTACAGTTCCACACAGGGGTACACGAATACCAAATATCGTTATACAATAAATGTGTGTGCATAAAAAATGCCCACATCCCTTAGTTAAATATGATAGACACCACAAAGATGAGCACTAATTCTGAATCCCACAAGAAAAAATAGAAATACCTTTGCGTTTTCATCTTGTTGTGCTATTTTTGCGTTATGTGGAAAGAGAAATTAGGAAACTATTTGATTGATGTCTCGAAATATATCTTTACAGGTGTAGTGGTAGCGTCTTTATTCAAGGATATGGAAGATAATAAGTGGCTGATTTATGGCCTAGGCTTTACGTCTTCTATTTTAGCCTTAATAGCAGGATTGGTATTAACGAATAAGAAAAAGGAGGATAAGTAATGGGAGCTATAATTGGATTCGCCGTGATAGGCATACCTTGTGCCGCATTTTTGATCTATTGCCTTACGCCTTCTGGCAAACAATGGCTTAGATCCAATCACATGATTTGACAAGATAGATTCTTATAGGAATAATTTAGAGATGAAAGCCTGCCGGTTGTCCGGTGGGCTTTTTTTATACCCGGAATTTTCTTCCCCTCCCTTATATTTTAAACAGAAAACTCTTATGACAATTTTAGATTTAATCAAGGCGGCATGTAAGACAAAAGGCGTGCCGGAGAAGTATGCGGAACGTATTCAGAAAACGTTCAAGATTGAGAAAGCCGAGGGGATGGAGGCTTTCGTGGACCTGTTCAAGGATAATATTCTTCCGGCAATCCAAGAAGCGGAGAATGAAGCTAAGACTACGGCTGAAACGGCCGCTGTCGCCGCTTATGAAGCCAAGCATGGGTTGAAGGATGGTAAACCGGTAGAAGATCCGGATAAGAACAAGAAAACGGAAGAAGAGCTGTTGAAGGATCTTAGCCCGGAACTGAAAGCTTATCTGGAAAGTATGAGGAAGAGCGTCGATGATATGGCTAAGAAGGTGGGCGATTCCATTACCAACTCGGCAAACGAGGCTAAGAAAGAAACAGTCCGTAAGCAGTTGAAGGATGCCGGTCTTCCGGATAGCTGGCTGGGACGTGTGGACTTGGCTTCGGAAACCTCTATCGAGGATCAAATCAAGGCGCTTTCCGAAGAGTTTACCGGAATCCAGCAAAAGGCGATCGATGATGCCGTGGCCCGTGGTGATTACGCTCCCGGTTCCGTGAATCTTCCGGAGCGTTCCGAGGCGGATTGGGCGAAGCTGATGGATCAGGATGCCGACAAGAGTGCGAATAATCCCGGTGTGGTGAACCTGGGTATTGAATAATCCAAGAAAAGTGTAACGTTATGTACAGAAAAAGAGAAAGAGAATTCCAGTATCCTCCCGGAATTGAAAAGATTATTGAGGATGTGATCGGCGGTGGGACGATTGACCGCCGGGATTTGCGGAACGCTTTGTTCAATGGCAAGTCGTTGGACGAGCTTCCTCCGATCGTGATCGTGGTGAAAGATCCGGAAACTGGGCTGTATCATGTATTGAAGACGGCGATGGCTTCCGATGCTGGCAATGAAACTACTTATAAGGTGTCCAAGAATCATCTGTTTGGTGTGGGTGACTTCGTGACGATTGGTGGAGCTTTGACAGGCGCGTCCGATAAGATCACGGCTATTGATAAGAGTAATGCGGAGTTTGATACGATCACGTTGGAAGCGACTATCGGTGCTGCCGCAAAAGGTCAGGTATTGGTTCAGGCTAAAGACAAACAGGCTGCGAAAGCCGCCAAGTTGCCTTATGATGGCGAATTGGTTGTCACGATGAATAAAGTCGACTTGACTGTTGCCAACCAGCAGTCTGGGTTATTGGTAAGAGGTACGGTAAACGAATCCTGTATGCCGTTCCCGGTAGATAAGGACTTGAAGGCATTAATGTCGTTTATCCGTTTTGTGTAATCCATTAAAATCAGATATATGGAAAGAAGTTTAATTAAGCAAGTGAATAAAAAGAACATGGCGGCCCGTTTGAATACCCGTCATGTGAAACCGGTTGTCTTCCCGAACTTCTTCGGGGTGAAAAGAAAGACCTCGTTGAAGTGGGAGACTCTGACCGGAGAGAAAGGCGCTCCGGTAATGGCAGACGTGATCTCTTTCGACGCTTCCGCACCGCAGAAGACCCGTGAGGTGATCAGCAAGCTGTCCGGCGATATCCCGAAGACAGCCGTCAAGCGTGGCATGAACGAGAGCGATTACAACGAGTATAAGCAATTGGAACGTGACGCGCAAGGTGACGCGGACCAGTTGGCATTGTTGAATCTGGGTTTCAAGGATCAGGATTTCGTGTATAACTCCGTTCGTGCCCGTTTCGAATGGTGGTGTATGCAGCTCATGAGCCGTGCGGGTTTCCATTTGTCGGCAAAGAACAATGGCGGTGTCGTTACGGCTGAGTTTGTCGGTTGCGGTATGCCGAAGAAGAACCAGCGTAAATCTACTACGGACTGGAGTAACGCTACAACGGCCAATGGATTGCAGGATATTGAGGATACGGTTGTGGCCGCTTCTGCCGAAGGGGTGACGATCCGTTACGTTGTAATGCATGTGGCTGATTTCTCTTTGCTAAAGAAACAGAAATCCACGTTCGACACGTTAAAGGCATGGGTTAATTCGTCCTCCAAGATATTGGTGACAAAGAATCTCATCAACGAGTATCTGGCCGAGCAGGAGATCCCGGTGAAGATCATTACCGTGAACCCGGCTGTCCGTATCGAGGATAGTGCCCATCGTCGTAAGACGATCAATCCTTGGGAGCGTAAGCGTGTATGCTTCTTGGAGGATTTGAAGGTGGGTGACATTCAGCATGGGCCGATCGCCGCCGAGTCTTCCGCTACCTTGCAGAAAATCGCTCTCATGGTTAAGCAGGATTGGATCTTGGTAACCAAATGGTCTGAGCTGGAACCGTTCAAGGAATGGACGAAAGCGGAAGCGAACGCTATTCCTGTCGTGAATGATCCGGATGCCATGTTCATCATGAAAGTGGATGGGAAGGATTGGAACGCTTCCGAGGATACCGAGGGTACGGATGATATCCCGGCGACATTCTTGGGTGAAACCGTCGAACCGGAGGATCAAACGATTCAGGATACTGAAAACGGAGAATAACAATCATGGCTAAGACGATTCGAGATACGATACTCGCTTATCCCGGTCTGGCTGACTGTGAAGATTTTTTGGATAACGTCGTTTTGCCGGGACGCGGTTTTGAAGGTACAGAAGATAGTAAGACGATCGATATCCAAAAACAAAAGCTGGTGGCCGCCGACCTTTATTCCATGGTCGGCGGTCTGCCGGACTTCACGGAAAACAAGCTCTCTATCACGTATCCCCGTGCATGGTATGACGCTACGGCGAAACGACTATACCGGGAGGGAGGAGAACCGGAGAAAGCGGAATTGATAGGCAATAAGATCGAGGTACCCAAAGGAAGGGCGAGAAACAGATGGTAAAGCGATATTCACATACTGCGATAGTGACGATTCAATCCTGTCAATTGGTCAAAGGGGAATTGGTTGCCGGTAAACCGATGGAAATAGAGGTCACTGGGCAATACTACCCGTCCAATAGTGGACAGCAGTTGAAGCGGAACGTCGATGGAAGAGAGTTCATCGTGCATGGTGAGTTTTCGACCAAAGCCCGTCCTGTGGAAAACGCGAAGCATATCCGGATTGACAGTATCGCTCTCGATGTGGATATCATTAGCTGGGAACCGTTTCAGACTCACTCTGTAATCTATGTGTAGTTTATGGCAAGGAAAGGTGGTTTGACTCCGATGTGGAGTGATAGGGAAGTAGGGCGTTGGTTCGATTACTATGTGGATCGGGCGGAAGAGAGGATATACAAGTTATTGCAACGTGCCGGGGAAGAGTTCGTGAAGATCGCTCGAAAAAAAGGGAACTATCAGGATCATACCGGTAACCTCCGTAGCTCAATCGGTTATGTGATCGTTAAGGATGGCGATATATTGACCGAGAACTATGAGCAATCCACGGAAGGAACGGATAAACAGACCGGTATCAGGGAAGCGAAACGTTTGGTTTCCGAGCTGATCCCTCTTTATAAAATGGGTTGGGTATTGATTGGTGTAGCCGCCATGCCATACGCCGTGTATGTGGAAGCAATCGAAAATCTGGATGTTATCTCCGTTGCCACGGAACATGCCGAGGATTGGATCAAGAAACAGAGTCGAACGTTATTTGATAAACTCGCTGAGAAAGGATATTGAACATGGCAGATCAGTTTGATATAGTGGATATCGTATATAATGCGGTTGAGCCGGCGAGTACGGGCTTTATCCTGTATAAGGATCAATCCGGCGATGGCGAGAAAAGAAATCATATCACGATCCGCTCTCTGGCCTTGAATGGGAAAGATTATGTCAACAAGGGATCGATAAATATCAATATCTTCGTCAAGAGACCCTCGAAAGGCGTATCGGATCGACAGTTGATGATAGAGACCGTACGAGGCGTGAGGTTCGTGTTGCGGGATATCAAGCCGCCGTTGGGGATGTATTGGAAATCTCGGATCGTCTGGTCTGAGCCTATGGGCGAGGCCAAGGATGGCTTCGATTGTACGAATATTAGATTAGAGGTTATAACAGAATTAGATTAGTGATATGGAAAGAAGTTTAGCGCTGGATGTGGCGTATTTAGGAGTTGCGGAACCCGGGGATGGCGTGGCCGGTACCGAGTTCACCCAATGCGTTGACGTGGATACGGTGACGTTCAATTTCTCGGACGCCAAGGAGCTTAGTTTTACGTCCATGGGACATGAGGATCCTTGGGCGGTGGTGAGTCGGAAAGGAGATCCTTCCAGTATAGAGTTCACTATCCCTTCTCCTACGAGCGACGAGATGAAAATGTTTTGCGGGGGAACCGTTTCCGGTGATAAATGGGAGGCTCCCTTGTCTACGCCCTCGATATTGAAGACGATCAGGCTACAGAGCCTGCCGTACCAAGGTAAGTTCACGGAATATGTCTTTGTCAAGTGCTCTGTGTTCGGGAAGATCAGCCAAGCCCCGGATAAGGAGAATTGCGATCTCTTATTGGTAAAGGCCACGATCATGACACCGGTATCTGCGGCTGGCAAACAAGCGTCTCCGTATAGCAGGGCGGTGAAGGCCGTATCGGAAGACACGGAATGATGTTTTTTGTTTAGGTTGTCTAGAGCCTCGGTTTTTGCCGGGGCTCTTATATTTTAGAGGAAAATGATGATGAATGCGGAAGGAATTAGAGAGATTGCTAAAATGCAGTGTTCGATTGATGGTTATTCATATTTTCTTAATAACTTATATCTAAAATTGATTTATCCCAATAAGGAAATAGCCTGTGTTTCTTCTGGTAATGATATTAGTGAAGCTATTTGGCAGGAGGTTGAGAAATTACAAAATCGATTAAAAGACTATGAGCGTAAAGCGAGCACTACAGATTGAGAGCGACGTGGTGACAAGTCGGTCAGTCGTGATTCCTTTCGAGTTCAAGCCGGAGACGATCCCGGCGGGTAAGAACGTTGGTGATAGTATCGTTATCACCCCGATCACAGTAAGGACTGGGTTTAGGATACGGCCGTTACTCTTGCGGATTGACAAGGCGGACAAGGATGCTATCGTGGCTCATAAGGATGTTGTGTTTGATAGTGTACTGTCGGAGTTGATGGCGAAATATGACGAGTTGATCTTTGAGATCGTATGTTTGGGTATCCATAACAAGAAAGGGGACATGCCCGCTTGGTTCCGGGAGGTACTGAAGGACAATTGTACATGGGAAGACCTGTATATCCTTTTGAACGCTATCCTCTTTCGTCTGGGTTGTAACCCTTTTTCTCGTACTATCATAGCTTTGGAAGCTGTGAGCCCGTTAAGCGAAGAGGAGATAATAGCCCTTCAAGAAAACAACGAGACTTGGGTAGGTCGGAGCCGGTGACGCAAAGTAGCTTCATGTTCCTTGTACTATGTAACGAGGCGTTCGGGTATACGCATGAGCGGACATTGGACAGCGATCTGGAGCTTGTCATGTCCATGCTACGGGAACATGGTTACTTGGTGAACGACCGGAACAAATCACTGCTCGTGGACGATGATGAATCCGGGGATAATCATGGCGAGTGGGTCGAGGTAATCGATTTCGATACGGGAAAAAAGAAAAGGGTTCGAAGAATGAGCCCGGTATGATATATATTACTTTGCGTAGAGAACGTTTGTCATAGTGATTTTGGTTGTAAAAAAACCGACGAACCGTGAGGCTGGTCGGTTTTTGTTCTCTGTAAATGTGTCAAGATCTTCAGAGTGTCTGCTCGATAACCAGAGCGGTGTCTTCTAGCGAAAAGTAATTGGGTAACGCTCCGGATGGATTATGCTGTCAATCTCAAGATCCACATCAATTGCGTCCCAACGCAACGAATCCTCGTCCGGCATGGTCACGTCCAATACATCCGATACTTTTGCATTTCTGAACCAAGGGTATCTGTCATACGATAAATAATATTCCTTCCCTCCTACGAAAAGGAGGATACCGTGTGCATTAATCATTGTTACTCCGGCAGGGGGTGTTCCATTCATTTTTTTATTATATCGAGGTCGGACAAGCTGCATGAGAATATTCGTTGATATCTATAAGATGAATATTCAAAACATCTTCAATATCAAAAAGAGTGCTGGTTGTAAAGTTGTGGTCTCCTCTTAACCATTTGGATATCTCAGAGGGACGTTTACTCATTTTTTCGGCAAATTCCTTTTGGGATAGACCTTTCCTTTTGATACCTTCTGCAATTTTTACGGCAAGCATCATACGTTTTTCCATGTTCTTGGCTCTTTTCGTGTCTATATTGCCAAGTACTGTATCCAAAATAGATGTATTGTTCATATTTATTCCTCCTTCAATTTTAAATTACCTAAGAAAAAACCGTTATCATCGAGATGTATATCTTTGTTTTTAATAGCTTTTGATATGATTTTGGATATTTGAATCACCATTTCAGCTTCTTTTTTTAAGGCGGGACTTTCTTGATAAGCTCTAATGTTTTTGGGCTTATATCCTCCATCTCCAACAATGATAGCAACGTTAGCAAATCGAATACAATAGATTCTTAATTTTTTATCAGGACTATCAAATAGAGCGCAGACACCATCACCGGGTTTCCCTTCGTTTAGCTTGAAAAAATGTTCGGCTGCCCCAGTTTTTGTAGCCATAATTTTCAATTTAGATACGATATCTTCTATTTCGGTTGGGTATTCAGAATAGTTGTTCTAAAGAAATTGTTCAAAAACGCTCTGATCCTCTTGACCGAGAATAACAGAATATATCTGAGCCTTTTTGCCTGACAGTTGCTTTATCTTGATAATCTCGAATTCCACGATAATTTTTCTTTTTACAAAAGAACGAAGAAAAAGCGACAAGGCAAAAGAAAATGTCGAAAAAGATAACTTATAAGTGAATTTTTAGCGGTTAACAGTCTCACATGAAAGGCTGTCCTATATTTTACCATAAACGCATTATGGGAATCAGAAATAGGGAGGGTAGTCTGTACATGGTAACCGGCATCGATAACTCCGGCTTGTATGAAGGAAAGCGTGAAGCGCTGGGGATTATCAAGACCTTGGCCGGTGAGATCACGTCTTTTGACGTATTCGGTGGTATCGGTATCAGCGCGGCAACGGCGTTCGCCAAGGCCGCGAAGAGCTCATACGACTTCGAGAAGGAGTTCCGGAAAAACATGCTGGAAGTAGCGACCATTTCCACGCAGGTAACGGATGATATGACCGGTTTCATGAATCAGGTCATGTCCATAACCCAAGAGATACCGATCAAGGCTCCGGAGGCCGCCAAGGCGTTATATAGCATTGTCTCCGCCGGACATGACGGGGCGGATGGTATGAAGATCCTAGAAGTTTCGGCTAAAGCTGCCGTGGGAGGACTTACGGAAACCGAGACGGCAGCCGATGCCATTACAACGATCCTGAATGCTTATAAGATGTCTGCGGAGGAAGCCGGTACGGTCTCGGACCAGCTTTTTACAACCGTCCGGTTGGGTAAGACTACATTTGGCGAATTGGGAGCCTCTATAGCCCAAGTTGCTCCTATTGCGGCCGCGTATGGGATTAGTATCGACCAAGTGTTGGGTGCTGTCGCTTCATTGACCAAGCAAGGAACGCCGACGGCGCAGGCTATGACACAGATCCGTGCCGCTATCCAAGGAACCGCTGGAGAACTTGGAGACGCCGCATTCCAAGGCCGTACTTTCCAAGAGGCATTACAATTGATTTATGAGAAGGCTGGTGGTTCCGCTTCCAAGATGAAGGAAATGCTTGGCACGGATGAAGGCTTGGCCGCTACACTGGCTTTGACTGGAAAGAATGCAAAGGCGGCAGCAAATGACCTTGGCGAGTTGCAAAGCTCTTTAGGAGCTACGGAAGCAGCGTTTGAGAAGATGGCGGATGAAGCCGGCAATCAAATGACGCTTCTGTCGAATAATATCCAAGCGGCTTTGCGACCGATGGGAGAGGTGATATTAAAAAATATATCAGAAGCAGCTAAAATTATTAATCAGGGATTTGAGACAGGAAATATCAAAGGCAATATTGAAAATTTGGAAAAGTTGCTTTTAGGGGTTTCAGGTGCGTATGTAGCCTATAAATCTTCAGCTATAGGAGCGACTGCTGCAGAAATGGCATTATCCGCAAAAATTGCTATATCTAATAGTTTAAGGTCAATTCAAAATAAACTGACAGGAGAGTCGGTTCTTGCTAAAGAAAAAGAGCGTACATATCAGGATGCCTATAATTTGTCATTGCAAAAAACGATCACAGAAGAACAACGGGCGAAACTATCTAAATTGAACTTAGTTGCAGGCTCAGAAGAATATGTAAAGGCTATTGCGGCACAAGCTATTCAAGAAAAGAATACAGCTGATAGACTTGTGGAATCTTTGACTAAGCAGGTAAAAGCAAATAGAGAAAAATTAGCTTCTGCACAAGAGGGTTTGGAGATGTCTAGAAAAGCAGTGCAAGTTGCAAAAGAAGAATTTAACGCTGCGTTTGAAGCGAATGATTTGGCTGCTTTAGAAGTATCCCAGACCAAACTGAATTCGGCGGCGAAACGTGAGGAAGCGGCAGCTACGAATGTTAGTACAACTGCGAAAAAACTAAGGTCTGTAGAATCGAAGTTGGCAGTTGCAACAACAAATCAGGAAATCGCTGCAACTCGTTTGAATACTGCAACAACGGCTGCAGATACGGCTGTGGCCAATGTGGCTACTTCGGCAAAAAACAGATTAAAGTTGGCTACAATTGCTTTATGGAAGGTAATGAAAGCAAATCCTTTGGGTACGATATTGACGGCTGTTGGTTTGGCAACAACTGCTTATGCCATGCTTGCTGATAAAATCAGAGAGACAGAAACTGCACAGGATCGATTGAATAAGCTACAAAAAGCTACTGTCAATTATATGGCTGACGAGAAAGCCGAATTAGAAGTCCTTTTGGCAGTAGCAAAAGATGAAACTATTATTAAGGATAAAAGGATAAAAGCTATAGAACGATTGAATGATATTTCTCCTGAATATTTAGGTAATTTATCGTTGGAGAATATTCAAACAAAAGAAGTTACAGATTCGATAGAGGCTTATACGAAAGCATTGGAAAAAAGTGCTAAAATGAAAGCTTCTCAAGATATGGTTTCTGATAGATATAAAAAGATAAATGAATTGAATATAGCTATCGATGAGATGCAAAAACGTTACGATGAGGCTATATCTGGGTCAGAATCAAAACATTTGTTTGAAAGAAAATTATTTGATTTAAAAAATGAAAAAGCGAATATTGAAGAAGAAATAAAAGAGATTTTATCATTTGCTAAAGAACAAGTTGAAAATAATCCGGTTACTATTCCAATTAAAAAGGAATCTGTATTATCGGGCATTACGGAAAAAGATAAAAAAGAACTTGAAAAGCAAAAAAAATTACAAGAGAAGCTCCGAAGCGAACTCCTATCCCTTCGCCGTCAAAACCAGCAATCCGAGATCGACCTAATGAAAGAAGGTTCCGCAAAGAAGATCGCCCAGATAAACCTAGACTATGACAATGAGATCGCCGCCATACTTACCAAGGAAAAAGAGTGGAAAGACGCTCAAGGCGGCAAACTGACTAAGGAACAGACCGTGGAGATTCGTACAGCCTTGGTGAACTCATACGTCAAACGGGAGCGATCGACCTCTAATGTGAATAAGGAACAACTGGAGGAAGAGAAACGTGCCATGAACGAGTATCTGAAAGAATACGGTTCATATTTGGAAAAGCGTCAGGCTATCACGGAGCTTTATAATGAGAAGATAGCCAAGGCCACGACGAAAGGCGAGCGTAAATCTCTTTCCGAGGCCATGAAAAGGGAACTGTCTGATCTCGACATAGAGGCGAGCAAGACGACTTCCGCTATCAGTCGGTTGTTCGGTGACATGAAAGACAAGACCCTCTCCGAGTTGGAGGCCATCAACCGGAAGGGGCGTGAAGCCTTGGAGTTCTTGAAAAGCGGTGTCTGGGATGAGAGCAAGGGCAAGGATTTCGGTATCACGAAAGAAACGTTTGAACTGTGGAGTAAATCACCCGATAAACTAAAAGATATCTCGGACGCGCTCAAGGAGAACAAGGAAGCCGCGGACAAGTTGCGCCCGGCATACGAGAAGGTCGCCAAAGGTCTGAAAGGCGTATTTGAGGCTGGTAGCGATACGAAAAAGCTGCGACAGGCAATTGACGATATAGAGGAAGGGCTTGGCGAAATCATGCGGTCCGGGCAATTCCTCTCTGATACTTTCTCGAAACTCGGGGATTCGTTCGGTGGTGCGTTCGGTGAGATAGCCGAAGGCTTGAATGTGGCCATGGACGCAGTCAATTCCGCCATGGA